TATGATTTGTGGCGAGCGGCAAACGGCGATAACGATTGGTTTTCGTTGATGCTGCGCGGTTCGGAATCAGGGTTAATTGCGCAAGCAGAGCTTGATGCAATGCGCAAAACTATGACAGGCGACCAATACGAGCAGGAGGTTGAATGCTCGTTTGAAGCCGCGATTGCGGGCGCGTATTACGGGCGTGAAATGGCGAACGCTGAACGCGAAAAGCGGATTGACGTTGTTGAATATGATCCGATGTTGCCTTGTTTTACAGCATGGGATTTAGGCTTTCGAGACGATACGGCTATCTGGTGGTATCAGGTCGCGCGTGGCGAAGTTCACGTAATAGATTTTCATGCGTCTAGCGGGCAAGATATTGCGTATTACGGAAAATTAGTAAGCGCAAAACCGTATCGAATTACGACGCATTGGCTACCGCATGATGCGCGAGCGAAAACGCTGGCAAGCGGTGGCAAGTCGATCATTGAGCAGTTAGCGGAATGGCTAACGCTTGGGAAAATGGCAATCGTTCCCAATCTTGATTTGCAGGATGGCATTCAAGCGGCGCGCTTGGTATTGCCGCGCACATACTTTGATCGTGTTCGATGCGAAGCTGGCATTGAATCGCTGAAGCAATATCAGCGTGAATACGACGAAGATAAAAAGGCATTCCGTGAGCGACCAAGGCACGATTGGACGAGTCACGCGGCGGACGCATTCCGCATGCTGGCAATTGCGTGGCGTGAGGAAGTGAAAACGGAAACCGCAGCATTGCCGATTGTTGGACTAACCGTTGGTGAGAACCAAGTAACGCTTAACGAACTTTGGGATTCGATACCCAAAGTCACAAGGAGAATTTAAATGAGCATAGCGGCCATAGAGGTGGGGCAGACTACAAACCTGACCGCAAGCGGTGCTATTTGCAATAATCCGTCTCAAATGCTTGGGTTTTACGTTAATTCGACTACTGGCGGAACGATTGTGATTCGTGATGGTGGTTCTAGCGGGACTGCGCTAGGCGGAACGATTACTCCGGCGATTGGATTCCATCGCTATCCGGTGCAATTTGCAACAAGCGGTTACGCGACGATTGCAAATACTATTGATGTGACGTTCTTCTACGCGCCGAATAAAGGCTAATGGAAAAGCAGTCGAGCGCGGAAGTCCAGAAGTGGCTCCGCGCAATCGCCGCTTATGACAACGAATACAAAAAGTGGATTGCGCGTTGCGAAAAAATCCTTAAGCGTTATCGGGATGATTTCAGGGAATCGCGTCAGATTGATGGGCAATCGCGATTCAACATTTTGTGGAGCAACGTCAATACATTAATTCCTGCGTGTTATTCAAGAGTCCCCAAGGCCGATGTAAGCCGCAGGTTTAAAGATAATGATCCCGTGGGGCGGGTGGCCGGATTGATCCTTGAGCGCGCCCTAGATTATGAAATAACGCAGTACCCGGATTATCGCGCGAGCATGACCCAGGTGGTAAATGATCGTTTCTTGCCTGGGCGTGGAACTGCCTGGGTACGTTATGAACCGCATATTTTGGCGGTTCAGCAACAATTGCCCACTGATGGCTCTCAGGTTACGGAAGATATAGACGAACCGCAAGAGCAATTGGATTACGAATGTGCGCCGATTGATTACGTACATTGGAAAGATTTTGGTCATACAGTAGCGCGAACGTGGGAGGAAGTTACGGCGGTTTGGCGCAAGGTTTATATGACCAAATCGGCCAAGGTAGAGCGTTTTGGCGAGGAATTGGCTAAAAAAATTCCTGCCGATGATCCGCCCAAGGAGCGGGGAAAGACCGAGCAATCAACGGACAATGATGGTTCTTGGATTTATGAGATTTGGAACAAGGACACCAAGAAAGCGGTTTGGATTCACAAATCCATGCCGGATATTCTTGATGAAAAAGACGATCCGTTAGGACTGGAAGAGTTTTTTCCTTGTCCGCGCCCCTTGTACGCGACGATTACAAATGATTCGCTTGTGCCGGTGCCTGACTTTGTGCTCTATCAATATCAGGCAGACCAATTAGACATTCTCAGTGATCGTATTGATGGGCTAATTCAAGCGCTAAAGGTCATGGGAATATACGACGCGAGCGTCCCTGAACTTGCTCGATTATTCACTGAGGGGTCAAATACTCAGCTAATCCCCGCCAAAAATTGGGCTGCTTTCGCTGAAAAGCAAGGACTCAAGGGAACGATTGATCTGCTTGAGTTGAAAAATATTTATGAAGCCTTGCATGCCGCGTATGAGGCGATGGGGCAGGTTAAAGAACAGATTCACGAAATTACTGGAATTTCGGACATTATTCGAGGCCAAACGCAAGCGTCTGAAACTGCAACAGCGCAGCAAATCAAGGGGCAATACGCAAGCCTTCGTTTGAAGTCGATGCAAATGCAGGTTGCGCAATTCGCAACTGAATGTTTGCAACTAAAGGCGCAAGTGATTTGCGGCAAATTCACGCCTGAGACAATTCTAAAAATCTCCGCAGCGGATCAATTAAACGAGGCGGACAAGCAATTTGTAATTCCAGCAATGCAAATGTTGCAAGACAAGATTTTGCGATCATTTCGCATTGATATTGAAGCGGATTCGCTCGTCCAGATTGATGAAGAGGGCGAAAAAAAGTCGCGGACTGAATTGTTATCAGCGGCGGGTAGTTATTTGAAAGATGTGGCCGGAGCGATGCATGGGTTATCGCCTAACGTAAGCGGCCCGCTTGTTAAGCTGCTGATGGAGTTAATGAAGTTTGGCGTTGCCGCGTTCAAGATTGGCAAGACTATCGAAGGACAGTTTGACCAAACCGCCGAGGAAATCACAAAGGCCATTGCCAATCCTCCGCCACCACCGCCCAATCCTGAAATGATGAAAGTTCAGGCGGATGCGCAGTTGCAGCAGGCCAAGCTTCAGACTGAGCAGCAAATGGAAGCCATGCGAATGCAGGCCGAGAAAGAACGCGCAACGCTCCAGGATCAAATTGATCGTGATAGGGCGCAGGCTGATGCGATTGCCAAACAGAATGAAATGCAACAGGAAATGGCGCTTGAACGTCTCAAGGCTGAGATGCAAATGCAAATTGACCGCGAACGTCAGCAATCAAAGGTACGGTTCAATCAATGGAAAGCTGAATTGGATGCGCGTACCAAGATTGAGATAGCCGAAATTCAAGCTGGTGTTGCAATTCAGAATTCGCAAGCTACTGCCGCTAGTCAAGCGGCCAAAGATCAAAAAGTAAGCGAAGAGAAAAACGCCACGTTAGGGGTAATGCAAAAATGACTGAGACATTATCGATCAGAAGCAAAGGGATTGATTAAAGCGCCGGAGCAAGTTTGGCGTAACTTTGAAAAAAAAGCGGCAATCATCGAAAAAATACTACAGATTGCCAAGTTTGAAAAAATGAAACGAGAAGAAGAGAAAGTAATGATTCTTCTTGCGTCATACCTTTAACCACTAGGAGAAAATTATGCCTACTCAAACTAATTTAATGGCTTCAGGATGTCCGGCGCTACAAGCGCAAGCGTCAGTTGGTATTCTTACTAACAATGTAAGCGGCGCCGGGTCATCTTCGCAAGCCAATGCCACCGCAATCATAAGCGATTTAACTGTGGTTACCACTGCGGCTGCAAATAGTGGCGTGCGGTTACCCGCAGATAGTGGCCAATTGAATATTGGCGACAGTTATATCGTGGTCAATCACGGCGCTAATTCTTTGTCGGTTTATCCTGCGACTGGCGGGAAAATTGCAAATGGATCGATTAATGCGGCATTTGCAGTGGCGGCTAATAAAGTTGCTCAATTTCTGTACTTGGGCGCCACTAATCAGTGGTCGGGTTCGCTGAGTGCGTAAGCGTTATGTTCAGATAGAAGGCCAGCTAATCGAAGTTGGCTTGTTTTACAAGCAAGAAAGACCGGCAACGACTGCGCACAATCTAATCCCTGATATTGCTCCCTACAAGAGCATGGTAACGGGTGAAATGATTCAAGGGCGCAGGCAACACCGAGAGCATTTGCGGGCTCATAACGTTGTAGAAGTTGGCGACCAAGTCCATACGCTCAAACCGTATGGGCCGAGGGAGACGCCAGGCCTCAAACAGAGGCTAATTGAGGTGACGAATCACATTCTAGATAAACGATAGGAGTTTTTATGCCGGAGGGGAACACGCTGCGCGAAAGTTTAGAGTCGGCGATGGATGGTGTATTGAATGCGCCTGATACGGTACAAGAACCAAAAATAACGGAATCCTCTCAGGTAGATGCGGCGCAAACAGAAGAAAAGCCGGGGCGCACTGCGAATCGCTCGCGCGATGAAAAAGGGCGTTTGCTTCCTGGTAAAACGGAGGTAAAAGCCGAAGTCAAAGCACAGCAACCCCTTGCAACGTCCAAACCGCGCCCTACAGCATGGAAAAAAGACTTTGAATCGCACTGGACGAAGATAGCCAATGAAACGCCAGATTTAGCGGATTACTTACACCAGCGGGAAGCTGATTACGCTAAAGGCGTTTCCATGTACAAAGGCGAATGGGAGCGAGCCAAACCCTATTTAGAAGCAATGGCCCCATTCATGCCGCTACTGCAACAGCATGGCATTGAACCGACGCAATGGATCGGCAATCTCGGCAATGCGCATCGCATGCTTTCCCAGGGTTCGGCGCAAGATAAAGTTGCGATGTTCCGCAAGCTCGCTTCTGATTACGGGGTGCCGGTAGAGCAATTATTTACGCGCGGCAATGATGGTCAATTTTATTGGAATCAAAACGCGCCCCAAGTTCAACCAAATTTAGAGCGTCTTGTCCAAGACAAGATGCAGGACTATATAACGCAGCAAGAAATTGCAAAATTTAGTTCTGACAATGAAAGATTTCCACATTTTGAGACTGTACGCGCAACGATGGCTGGATTACTTCAGTCAGGATTGGCGAACGATCTAGAAAGTGCCTATCTAGCAGCCCTACGAATGCCGCAGCATTCCGATATTTGGGAGCAGATGCAACAACAGCAAATGCAAGCAGATGCGGAAAAACGCAAGGCAGAAGAGAGGGCAAAAGTTGAAAAGGCACGCGCCCAAACTATAAGCACACGCTCGGCTACACCCAGCGCAAATGCAAATGGAAACGGCAAAAAGGGACTTCGGGAAACGCTATCGGAAACGGTAGATCAAGTTCTCGGTGGTCGCGTTTAATCCATTTTCGTGAGGTGATTTATGGCTTTTGCCAATAGTGCCGTCACGGACATCATTGCAACGACTATTCAGTCACGCTCTGGCGAGTTGGCGGATAACTACACCAACAATAACGCTTTGCTGCGCCGATTGAAATCAAAGGGCAATGTACGTCCGTTTTCAGGCGGAAACGTAATATTGGAAGAACTGGCTTATAACGACTCTACAACTGCTACGGTCAATAGCTATAGCGGTTTTGAGACGATTAACATTTCTCCCAACAGCCCTATTTCTGCTGCGCAATTCAGCATTACCCAATACGCGGCATCGGTCACGATGTCCGGTTTGGAAATGCTGCAAAACAGCGGGAAAGAGCAAATCATTGACTTACTTGAAGGTCGCATCAAAGTGGCCGAAGGGCAGTTGATGAACCGTATGGCCAATGACGTTTATTTGGATGGTACGCTGAACGGCGGTAAAAACCTGACTGGTTTGGCTGCCGCGATTTCTACCACTCCGACAAGCGGGACTTACGGCGGGATTTCCCGTTCGTCATTCTCGTTTTGGCAAAATCAGGCTTATTCCGGTACGACTAACGGTGGTGCGGCGACTTCTGCGGTCAACATTCAGCAATACATGACCGCACTTGCTGTTCGGCTTGTTCGTGGGCCAAATAAGGTTGATTTGATCGTCTTTGATAACAACTTCTTCCAATACTACGTCAACAGCTTGCAAGCGATTCAGAAAATTTCTGATCCTGAGCAGGCCGGGGCGGGTTTTGCGAGCCTGAAGTTTTACGGCGGCGGTCAGCAAACCGATGTGGTGCTCGATGGCGGTATCTACTCCGGTGGTGATGCAGTTAACACCACTTGGGCGGGTGTACCGACTTCGCGCGGCTACTTCCTGAATACGGATTACCTCTTCCTGCGTCCGCATGCAGATCGTAATTTCGTACCGATTGGCGGCGAACGGCAAGCCGTTAACCAAGACGCAATTGTGAAATTGATCGGCTGGGCGGGTAATTTGACCTGTTCGGGTGCTCAATTCCAAGGCGTATTGACCTAGGAGATCGACATGGCTTATACATTCCATGATATGACCTTGGGCTTAATGCCTATTGCCAACACGGATAGCGGCGTGACGCAACCCAATGCGTCTAGCGCTACTCCTACCTTGCCAATGTACCCCGGTATGGTGGCGCGGGCGTTTGATCCGACTTATGGCGAAGGGGAATTTATTCTTCTGGCCGGAGTCGCTTCAACGGTGGTTGGTTCTATCGTGACTTATAACAGCACGAGCTTTACGACTACGCTTGCGCCCAATACCGCAAATTTGGCGCAACCCGTAGCCGTTGCTATGGCTGCAAATACGTCTGCGAGCACTTGGGGGTGGTATCAGATTGGTGGGGTCGCAGTGGTCAAGAAAACTGGCGTGCCGGTTTCTCCGACTGTTGCGATTTACCTGTCTGCGACTGCCGGACGAGTAAAAAGTACGGCGGCTTCAGGGAAGCAAATTCTGGGCGCACGTTCGGCTAATGCGGCTACCGTAGCGGCTGGCACTTCAACGGTGCAAGTCATCATTGATCGTCCGCACGCGCAAGGTCAGGTTATCTAGCCTAGCGCTTTGATGGGGCGGCTCGAAAGGGTCGCCCCTTTTTATTACCCCTCCATTCGCTTCTGGCGGATGGATGCAAGGCCCATGAGTCACGTTAGCTAGTTAATGTGATTTATGGGCGTTTGCTTTTTAATGCTGGCAATGTCAGTTCACGTTAACTGGCTAACGTGATGCATAAAAACGTTCGTCGAAAGTTTGAAAGCTTTTGAAAGCTTGGCACCTTTGAGCACCTTCAGCAAAAATCGCTTGAATTACGCGATTTTGGGCTATTTTCTTTGGCGCCTTCAGCAAAAATCGCTTGAATTACCCAATTTTGGTCTGTTTTTTTCGATTTTCCGCTGATTTTCTGCTGATCCGGCATTTAATACCGGCATTTTTAATTATTGGAGGATGCTTGATTCAGATAGTTTGCGTGAAATGGGGCAATAAATACTCGGCAAGTTACGTCAACATTCTGTTTGACATGATTCGGCGCAATTTGCTGGAAACCACGAAATTTCAATTTATATGCTTCACGGATGATGCAAGCGGGCTGAATGAAGCAATTGAAACGCGCAAACTTCCAAATAATTTAGAAGGCTGGTGGAATAAGCTTTGGCTCTTTTCCTACGGCGCAGGGCTGGATGGCCAGGTCTTTTATTTCGATTTAGATACCGTCATCGTAGGGGAATTGGACTCCTTGTTAGCCTATCGCGGCAGGTTTGCCATTCTCAGGGACTTTTACCGGCCCAATGGCCTGCAATCTTCCGTCATGTCGTGGCAGGCGGGGGATTATGCAATTTGGGAAGGGTGGATTGCGGCGAAACGCCCCATCCTTCCTGGCGGGGATCAGGAATGGGTAGAGCGGGTAGTTAAAGCGCCGGATATTTGGCAAGAACTCTACCCGCGAGCGTTTGTCAGTTACAAAATCCACTGCCAGGGGCGGCGCATGCCGCCCAAAGGTTCGCGGTTAGTGATTTTTCACGGTAATCCAAGGCCGCACGAAGCTTTTGATGCTTGGATGTACGAGATTTGGAAAGAGGGTGGCGGGACGCTGGATGGGGCTGATGTCGAATGCAATACCCAATCTGCGGCGCTTATTGAAAATATTAGATGGGCGTGTGAACAGCCCTATAAGCGCTGGGAAACCGCCACAGCGCACGATGGGCATGCGGTCATAGTTGGGGGTGGCCCAAGCCTCAAAACGTGCCTAGCCGAGATTAAGCAGCGTCAGGCGTTAGGGCAGAAGATTTTTGCCCTGAATAATTCGGCTAAGTTCTTGGCTTCGCATGGCATACGCTCGGATTATCAGGTTTTGTTAGATGCAAGACCAGGAAACGCCGAGTTTGAAATGCTGGGCGAAACCATGCTGATCGCGTCTCAATGCCACCGTGATGTATTTGCAAAAGCCAAGAATATTGAGCTTTGGCACTCTCATACGGAAGAGGCCGAGGATACCGTGCCGGATGACCGGCATGTGCAATTCGTCTCTGCGGGTTCGACGGTAGGGCTTTCCGCCATGTGCCTAGCCTATGGCATGGGCTACCGAAAATTGCATCTTTACGGGTTCGATTCGTCTTTTGAGGAAAACCATCACGCCTATGAGCAAAAGGCAAATGATGATGACCGCGTTGTAATGGTCAAAGTGGGCGAGCGGGAATTTAAAACGACGCCTTGGATGTATGCCCAAACCAATCAGTTCCAGCATTTAGCGGCAACACTGGCAAACGGGGATTGCCTCATTACCGTTCATGGTGATGGGCTATTGCCTTACGTAGCTAAAAAGCTAATGGAATTTGAGACAGACGGTGAATTCAAAAAAATAGACGGCTGGTGGTTTCCGGCAAGTGATCGCGCGGCGGCGCAGTCCGTTTTGGAATACTCCGATGATGTTGACGAAATTCTGACACATACCAAGGGCAGGAAATTGGCTTTGCAGGCTGGCGGGAATGTCGGCGTGTGGCCTCAGAAGTTAGCCGAAAGCTTTACCGATGTGGTCACGCTAGAACCAGACCGGGAAAATTTCACTTGTCTAGAAATGAACGTAACGGCTAAAAACGTTCGTTCGATTAACGCGGCGCTGGGTGATGCGCGAGGTAAAGCTGGATTAAGCCGCGACGAATCAAATATCGGAGCGCATTACATCGTAGATGGTGAAGAGTTTACCGTGATGCGCATTGATGATTTGCGTTTGCCTTCATGCGATTTAATTTGCTTGGACATCGAAGGTTACGAACTAAACGCACTCAAGGGCGGCGTCAAAACAATAGAAAAATTCAAACCCACTATCGTTTGTGAGGATAAGGGGTTGTCGCTTCGTTATGGATCAAGAGAAGGCGACATTGCAGAGTTTCTTGCGCATTTTGGCTACAGACCAATTGCCAAGTTACATAGGGACGTTGTTTTCACAATCACTTGAGGAAAATATGTCAAACCTTGGCATTGCTACCGATGTAAATAATCAAAACTTTTCAGGGGCGATGCATAACCCCGATGATTTGCTTTCCGTTGAATTTTATTGGGATTCACCAATAGACAAATGGGAAACGGAAAAAACAGGTAAGCAGGTGCGTTTACCCAAAGCGCCTTACATTCGTTACTCACGCCCCGGAGATCGCACGACCACTATGGAAATGGCGGTTGAGGATTATCACAAGCGGCGCTTTTCTAAGCAGTGGATGGCGTGGCAGATTCAAGAGGGTTTGCTGGAGGGTGATGCCGATATACCCGGATGGAAAATTGATGAATGGGCGGAACTGGATCATGCCCAAAAAGAAGAATTGCGATATTTGCGTTATCAGACGGTTGAGCAAATTGCTGGCGCAAATGATACGCAAGTGCAGCGCATGGGCATGGGCGGATTGGCCTTGCGAGAAAAAGCCAAACGCGCATTGATTAACCGTACGAATCAGGTTGCGGCGCAAGAAATTGAGGCCAGAGACAAAATCATTGCGGCGCAAGGCGAAAAAATTGATGAGCTTTCTAACAAATTTGAAATGTTGATGCAAAAGCTAATGCCACAAGATGCGCCGCAGGAATCCGAAGAATTAGAAGGGTTGCGCCGCGCTTATGAAAAGAAATTTGGCGAGCGTCCCCATCATAGAAAAACAGCGGAAACGCTCAAACAGGAGATTGGCGCGTAATCATGTCCATGACAATGCTTCAAATCATCCAGCAAGCCGTGGGCGAAATGGGGAGCGGTGCTGTCCCTAATTACGTTAGCGGCAATCAATCGCAGGATACCGTTCAGCAATTGTATTTGTTGAATGGTTTGGGGCAGTCACTTTGTCGTGATTACATTTGGCAAGCGCTCAATAAGCAATACATTTTCACGGTTTCCTATACAACGCTCACCGGAAGCGTGACTTCCGGTAGTAGTTCCATGACCGTAAGTAGCACTGCAACAATAAGCAATTTGTATGGTTTGTCTGGGTTGGGGATCAATCAAGCGTGTTTTGTAAATTCAATTGATTCTGGAACGACTTTAACGCTTTCGCAACCGGCAACGTCTACAAATACGAATCAGTCATACACCTTTACCAAGGTCAAATATTCAATGCCTTCTGATTACGATAGGCAAATTGACCGGACGCATTGGGATAAATCAAAACATTGGGAAATGCTCGGACCTGAAACTGCGCAGCAATGGGAATGGCTGTTATCGGGGTATATCTCTACGGGGCCGCGTATTCGGTATCGAATTTTCGGTAATTATTTTCAAATTTGGCCTTTTGTCGCATCGGCTGAGACGCTTGGATTTGAATACATTGGTAAAAATTGGGCCGCGTCTAGCGGGGGAACAGCGCAAAGTTCTTTTTCTGCTGATACAGATACTTGCATCTTTCCAGATAGGTTGATGGTCGAAGGCTTAAAGCACATGTACTTTATGGCCAAAGGCTTTCCTGATGTGTACGAAAAAGCCTATCAGCGGCAGTTAGATATCGCCACCGCAAACGATCAAGGCTCATTGACTCTCAGCCTTGCGCCACGGATGACAAACGTTTTAATTAGTCAATCGAACATTCCTGATAGCGGTTACGGGCAACAATGAAGTCTCGTTTTTTTGGCAACGTTCATGGAAAATCAACAGCCATAACAATTCCAGCCCCTACGCTTGGTTGGAATGCGCGGGATGCGTTGGCGAATATGGCTCCGCAAGATGCGGTAACGCTAGAAAATATGTTTCCTTCCCCGACTGCTGTAGTAATGCGAAATGGTTATTCGAGTTTTTTTTATGGTTTCTCTGGGCAATGCGAAACCATCATGCAATATTCAGGCGCGGCGACTAATAAATTGTTTGCCGTTGCGGGGAATAAGATTTACGAGGCAACTTCTGGCGGTTCAGCGGGGGCGGCTTTAGTTTCTAGTTTAACCAATTCACGATTTCAATACGTCAATAACACTACCGCCGCAGGGAATTACATTCAGGCCGTGAACGGCGCAGACAAAATGCGCGTGTATGACGGTACAACATGGCACAAGGATGGCGATGGCGCGCCTTATGACGTTACAAACGTGGACACGGCAACTTGCATCGGAATTGCACTTTCTCACAATCGCGTTTGGTTTGTGCAAAATAACACGTTAAAGGCTTGGTATTTACCTGCTGGGCAAATTGGCGGTGCGGCGGCGGCGCTAGATTTATCGTCATTCGCTCAACGGGGCGGATATTTAATGGCCGTTACTACGTGGACAATGGATGCGGGCTACGGCATGGATGACATGACCGTATTCATTACGTCTAACGGCGAAGTGTTGGTGTATCGCGGTTCTGATCCAGCCTCATCTAGTACGTTTTCTTTGATCGGCGTTTACTGGATTGGTTCACCGATTGGGCGTAGATGCTTTATCAAGTTTGCGGGTGACTTGCTTTTAATTACGCAAGACGGCGTGTTATCAATGGCGGCTGCGTTGCAATCGTCTCGCGTCAATCCGAAGTCTGCTTTGTCTACCAAAATTCAGTACGCAATTTCAACCGCCATTACTTTGTACAGCACTCACTACGGTTGGCAGTTGATGCAATTCCCTCGTGAAAACATGATTATTTTGAATGTGCCGGTTACTGAGGGTAACGGGCAACAGCAATACGTCATGTCTACGCTCAAACGAAGTAATGGGGACTGGGCGTGGTGCAATTTCACTGGGTGGAATGCAAATTGTTGGGAATTGTGGAAAGACGATATTTATTTTGGCGCCAACGGATTTGTCGGTAAAGCTTGGGATGGAACAAGCGACAACGGAAGCAATATCCAGTCAAATGGTTTGCAAGCGTTTAATAACTTTGGCAATGACAAAGTTCAAAAACGCTTTACGATGATGCGACCTATTTTGCAATCCAATGGGACGCCCGCAATTCTTGCGCAAATTAACGTTGATTTTGATTTATCTGATCCGACATCTCCTCTTAGTTTTGCACCAAGCACGTATGGCGTTTGGGATTCTGGCTTGTTTGATGTCGCGCTATGGGGCGGCGATTTAGGGATTCTTAAAAATTGGCAGGGATGTACGGGGATCGGGTATTGGGCTGCGCCAAGGCTAAAGGTCGCGTCTCAAAATATTGATGTGCAATGGGTAAATACTACTGTGGTGTTCGAGGGCGGAGGAATTCTGTAGATGGAAGTGAGTCTAGAAGATTTTGATTCAACACTCACTGAATTACTTCCGATTTACCGGCAACATTACGAAGAAATGCGAACAAGGTTAGCCAATCTTGGAACTAACCTATCGCCGTTTAATCCGCGCTTGGATGAGTATTCCAAAGCATCGCGCGGCGGATGGTTGTTAACGTTTGTACTTCGCCTTGAAAAAAAAGCGATTGGATACTGCAATGTGTATGTCACACATGACATGCACAACAGGGACTTAATCGCTCAAGAAGATACGATTTACGTTTTACCAAAATATAGGAACGGTAACGGGAGATTACTTTCTCGATTCGTTCACGACGAATTGAAACGCCGTGGGGTGGTGCGCATGAATGTCACCACTTCGACGGATTTGAAAGTATCGAAATGGCTTGCAAGGCAGGGCTACAAGCATACGGCCCATTGCATGTCATTAACCCTTTAGGAGTTTCCTATGTGTTCATCTTCGCCACCTCCGGCACCGGATTACACCGCAGCCGCACAAGCGCAAGGTGCTGCGAATGTGGATACAGCTAGATTACAAGGTTATATCAATAATCCCAACATCAATACTCCGTATGGCTCGCAAACTGTTACGTTTGGAAGTGGGCAACTGCAAGGTTCCGATGCGTATAAAACCGCAATGGACAATTACCTGCAACAAATTATGCAAGGTAATTACAATGCTGCGCGTCCAACACCCGAACAATATTTAAGTTTTTCTTCTAGTGACCAGCCCACAGTAACGCAAACGCTTTCTCCGACAGGACAAAAGCTTCTCGATGCACAAAATAACATTAGCTTAAATCTTGCCGATGTTGCGCAACAAGGTTTGGGGCGCGTCAATCAGGGGATGAATACCCCATTTGATATGAGCCAGATTCCTGGGAGAATTAACGGGGTTGGATCAAACTTGTACCAAACAGGCGTAGGAATGCCTGGATTGCAGACAAGCTATGGCTCTGGTATGCCGCTGCAATTTTCAAGTGGTTACTACAATCAGCCGCAAACATCTTTTGGCGATGCAGGGACTTTTAATCAAAATATTGCCGGTGCTGGCGCCGTTTCAAACGGCTATAACTCTG